ATTTAAATATATATATAATTGGTATGCATATTGTGAATCTCCATTTACTTGCCATGTAAAAACATAATCTTTTGTTGCATCTATAGAAATAAACTCGGGTTGCATATTGCTAGGTAAAAATTGCAATTTATCACCTACTTTCTAATAAAAATAAAGGAGTGGGAATTCACTCCTACATAGCTGTTAAAGTTTTTAAATTTTTAATAAATCCACGTGCATCGTTTGTTTTTACTGTCATATTATCAAAATTATAATTTATTATATTGCTTGAATTTAATTTGTTATTTATTTTAGGTATTGATAAACTAATATTTTTTATAAAGTTATCTAAATGATTAGGCGTTAATACCAATTCACCTTTTAATAATTTAGCTATCTCCTCATGTTTGGGGTTAAACGCTTTACCACCAACAAACCCACCAGTATGATATTGTGTTCCATATTTTTTATTAGTCTCATGCATGTCTTTTGCTACACCTAAATCTACATCACGTTCAATAGATATTCTTTCAATTTCATCCCATTCATCTTTAGAATATCCATTTTCTTGTCTTTCTTTTTCTGAATAACTACTATTAGAACCATATGGATTCCTATCAGTACCCGGTGTTCCATCTTCACCTGTTTTACGTGAAGAGTCATCATCTCTAGTTCTATTAGGCGAACTACCAGTATTATAAAAACCACCGCTAATATATTCGCCACCCGTAGATAATTGTTGAGCTTCTGAAGGTTGTAAGGAAGAAGTTCCAATATTAACAAGATTACCTACTAAAATTTCTTGTATATTTTCTAGTGCATCATTTAAAGACACGTCAGCATCAATTAAATCAGCCACATCACTTGGCAATGTAGCACGTATAGCATTAGCTTGCTCATGTATTCTTTGGCGTTCTTTATCATTATCTGCAACTGCATATTGCATTTTTAAATCAATAACCTTCATAACCTTATCAAGATTACTAATTAAATCAAACATTTCGGCAGTAATTTCACCTTTACCATCTCTAATCATTTCAAGCAAATTATCAATATAATTTTTACCTTGTTCATATCCCAGTTCTGCAAATCTATCTTTTAATTCAATTAAAGATTTAATTATATTATTTCTAGTTTCGCTTGTAATCTCATTAATATTAATATATTTACCAGTTATTTGAGCAGCTAATTTTTCTGCATCTAATACTTCAATTATTTTAGCCCATTCATCACCATAAACCTGTCTTAATTTAGCCATTTTTTGTTCTACTAAACTTTCTATATCATTATAATGCTCTTCAAATATTTCTTTTTCTTTGTCAAATAATATTTCTTGTTGCCTTACTTTTTTACGTTCTTCTTGAATTTTTTGTTCAAGTAATTCAATTTGATGCCTACGGTCATTTTCTTTCTCCCACTCTTGAAAATCTTTTTTCATTTCTTCGTATTTTTCAGTTTCTTCTCTGAGTTTACGTGGGTCAGCAACCCATTGCCATTGTCCATCTTTGAATATACGAACATTTTTTTCTTTCTTTATATTTTCAATGAGTTGACGTTGTTTATCTAATTCATATTCACGCTTCTTACGTTCATTTATTTCTTTTTGTAAATCGGCTTTTTCTTCTAATTTCTTTATTTCTTCTTCATAATCTTTAATACGTTCTTCAGCTTCAGTTTTAATACGTTTTAATTCTTTTTCGTGATTATCTAGTCTAGTTTTTGCTAATTTCTTTTCATTTTCAATTAATTCTTTTGCAAGGTCGTAAGCTAGGTCTTTCATTGTTTTAATATTATTATTCATTTCATTGTCTAATGAAATTATCTCTAATTTAGTTTGATTAATTTCATCACCTAATTCTTGATACTGTTTTATTAAATCAGCTTGTTCATCTTTATATTCACTCTGATTATACTTAACTACTTCTCCAGCATCATTAAATTCAACTAAGTTTTTAATTTGTTCTTTAATTTTACTTCTTTCTTTTACACGTTCACTATTTAAGGCTTTTAAAGCACTTTGCAACTGTTTATATTTTTGTTGTTGTTCATTTAAAATACGAATTTTATCTTGATTTTTTAAATTTTCATCTTGTAATAAAATTTTATTTTTCTCTATTTCGTTATTTAGAGATTCAATACGTTCTGTGATTTCTAGATAGGTGTCAGATAGTTCGGTGAAATATTTTTCCTTATCTTTTTTCTTATCTTTTTCAATATTTATTCCTTTAAAATCAATTCCACCTATATCAAGTGTTAATTTTTTAAATCTATCTTCTAAATTTTTAAATTGATTAAATGCTATTAATATTTCATTAGCATTTTTATCTCCTCGCATTGCTGCACGAACAAGTCCATTTTCTATTACTCTATTTCCTGCAACTAATGCATTAAAATATTTTACCCATTTACTTGATAAATTAGAAATTAATTGTGTATCTATAGCTTCTTTTAATTGTGCAAGATTTTTATAATTATTTAAATCTATATTATAAAATTCACCTAGTTTTTTAATAAATTCTTCATTACCTTTTATTTTTGCATTATAAAATTCTTCATTCTGTAATAACATTTTATAATATGTATCTTCTTGTATTTTACTTTCATCAGCTATTAGCTTATTTAATTGTTTTCTTAAACTTGTTTCATCTGATAAATAAGCCATAATTTGTGGATAATTTTGAATTATTTCTTCTTTTACATCTGCCGATAATCCTTCTTCAGAATTAAGTTCTTTTAATGCCTTATAATAAAATTGAAGTTTAGATGTTGTTTCATCAAAAGATTTTTGAAGTTCTTCAAATGATTTAAGGTGAATATTCAAAGCGTTTAAATTATTGTTAATAGCTTCAGTATTATCATTAAGATTTTGAGTGTTTTGACTTAATAAAGCATTTGCAAAATTAATTGCTTCATTATTTTCAATTATTTTGTCCACTATTTTTTGTTGTGCTTCAATATTAGCTTGTTTTTTAACTAATAATTCATCAGTAATATCTTCTTCATATTTTACCCCTTCTATATATCTAATTCTAACATTACTAGTTTGATCTAGTTTTTTGTACTCTTCTTCTAGTTTTTGTAATTCTTTTTCTAATTCTGGCAACTCTTTTTCAGCTTTTTGTTTTGCCAATATTGCATTAGTTTCAAGCAATTCTTGCTTTTTAGATATTAAACTATCTATTTTTTCTATATTTGTAGCTAATACTTCACCTTCATTGTTTACCTTATCAGCTAATTCAGGAAATGATTTAGCTAGTTTCTTTTGTATTTCTTCTAAATTTCCACCTGACTTTACTACATTGTTATATTCTTCTTTTAATTTTTTTAATTGATCTACTTCATCTTTTAATTGTTTTGCTGTCGCTAAACTAGTCTGAACTAATTCTTTTTGTTTTCTTTTAACTTCTTGTATTTTTCCAATCCATTTGGTAATTCCTGTGATAACTAATGTTATAGCGGCAGATAAACCTAATGTTAAAGCAGAAGCAGTAGCAAAAGTTGCAAGTTTTAAATTAGTTATTGAACCAGTAAGAATATTTATAGCACCAGAAAGTGAACCAGCTGTAACAACCCCAGTTGATAAATTCATTATCCATGATCTAGTTGTATTATTAGCTATTAATATAGTTGCAGTTAATGTACCGATAATAGTATTTAACAATCCAATTGAATCAATCACTTTTGCTGTTGTTTCAGAAAAAGTATAAAAATATTTTATAGCATCTGAATTTAATGCATTAATCCACATTTGTTGAAAAGCATTTTTAGCTCTATTTGCAGACGCTTCAACACTATCCAAATATATTGCATACTGTTTACTTAGCTCTCCACCACTATTCATCGCTTCATTTAATAATTCTTGTTGCCTACTTATATTACCTAAAAGACTTGCAAATCTGTTGAATTGTCTAACACCAATTGTCCCTGTGATATATGCTTGTGTTTTTTGATCTAAAGAATCCCATTTTTGACCTAAATCAGATAAAATATCAACTATATTTCTAAGTTGTCCTGTTTCTATATTTGTAGTTCTTATACCAATAGATTCAAGTGCATTAATTATTTTACCATAATCTTCATTAATTTCCCCAGTTAAAGAATCCACTTGATGGAATTTAGATAAAATTGTATTTAAAGCTGCACCAATAGTTTCTGCTGATAATCTAGTAGATTCAGATATAACACCTGCTATACTAGCTAATTGTTCCAATGTAATATTTGTAGCTTTTGCTGTAGCACCAGCACGTTGAATAATTGTTAATATCTCTTCACCACTTGTACCAGCTACAGCACCTATTCTAGTCACTACATCGGCAAGCCTTTCTGAATCTACACCCAACGAGTTAACGCCAGCAGTAACTTTTTCTGCCGCAATATCAACATTAATACCTAATGCATTAGCTAATTTAATAGTTGCAGTCAGCCTATCTTCAACTTCTTTTATACTTAAACCCTGTCTAAAAAAACCAGTTACACTTTTAATTACGGCATCAGTTGTTGTTCCTAATTGATTTGCTAATTTAGAATAAGACCTCACTAATTCGTTAACTTGGTCAGTAGACATTTTTGTAACCATTTGGATTTGTATTGTTTCTTTATTTAAATCTTTAATAAAATTAATACCTTCTCTAAGTCTTCTTAAATTACCATACAATACAGATGCAGCAAGTCCCCAACTTGCCATGGCTTTAATAGAATGTAACATATTTTGTGTAAATCCAACAAGTCTATTAGCATTAACTTTTAACACTTCGCCTTGTTGATAAATAGCTTGTGTATTTTTATCTACAGTACCTGTATTTATTTTCACTTGATTATTTGCTTGTTCAGTTGCAACTTTAAATTTTACAATTGAGTTTCCTGCACTATCTAATGTTCTTTGATAAGAAACGATTGAAGAATTGAGACCATAAACTTGCTGTATTTGCCTTTTTATTGCTTCATCATCATCAAAATTTATTCTAGAAAAACTTCCAATGTTTTCCCCTAGTTTTTGTATTCTTTGAATTTCTGCTTCTTTATATTTACTTATTGCTTTTTCTTGTGCTTCATTCCATTTTTTTTCTTCTTCTATTCTACGTTTTATAGTTGATGCAATTGCACTTTGAATATTTTGTTGTATTTGTTTTTCTTTTAATTCTCTATTTTTAAGATTTTTTAACCACCATTGCTCATATTCTTGCTCTAATTTTTTTCTTTGTTCAATATTTTTTTGTTGTTGTTTAAAAGTTTCTTCTAACGCTCTATTTTGTTGTTTTGCATCAATTAAAGCAACAGATTCACGAAATTGTCTTTGTATTTTTTCTCTTATTGTTCCAATTTGTTTTCCTAAATCTTGAACCTTTTTAATTTCTTTAGTTGAATTAATTAAACTTATACCGTTTTTATTTAATTTAGCTTTTAAATTTTCTATTTCTTTAAGTGTTTTATTAAATACTTTTTGGTCAACTATTATATCTAATTTATTAGCATTTTGTAATTTGTCCAATATTTTTTTTAAATTAGTATTAGCAGATTTAAAATCAAAATCAACACTTAATTTAATACTTAATTTATCTGACAAATTTATTCACCACCTTTTAAACAGTGAACTACCCCCACTTATAGAAGTGGTGGCTTCGTGGTCAATGCTCCCATCGGAGCAAGTTTACCCACGCTCAAAGGGCTGTTCCATCCCCATATTTACCATCTACATGGCTAATTATAAAATAGAAGAGCAAATAACACTAGATAATTTGTATAATATACAAAATGAAGTACAAGAATTTTTCGATAATATTATATATAAACTAGAAATTTGGAAAAATATTATTGAAAAAAGTAAAATTGTAAAAGATAAAGATAAATAAAATAACGGTTTTGTTTATTATTCATCGCTACTTTTATTCATTAATTCTTTAATCTTATCTCTAATTTCAGCTTTTGATTTTGGTTTTATATATGAAGACCTAGTAGTTTCAATCGATTTATGATTTGCAAGACTCGCTGCAAGTTCTATATTATTAGTCTTTTCAGTTATTAAATTAAGTGTCGTCTTTCTAATACAATGAATATGAAAATCATCTAAGCCAATAACTGTACCCATTTTTCTTACTCTTTCTTGTATAGTTGAACGACTCATTTTTCTATATTTCCCACCATATTTACTTATAAAAAATGCATCTAATTCTAATTTATCTAATTCATTTTTTCTTAATTTTAACCATTGTTCTATTAACTTTTTAGTATCTTCAGAAAACGCAACTTCAACTCTATAGCCACGCTTTTCTCTTATATTTTCAAATACCATATTTTCCATGTTTAAAGAAGATATAGTTAATTTTTCTATAGCACCAATTCTATTAGCCGAATCTTTTGCTATATACCAAATTAATTTATCTTGTATATCAAATCTATCATCTTCATCTAATGCCTTTTCAATTTCAGCTATTTGTTCTTCAGTTAAAAAATAAGAATTAATGATTTTTTCTTCAGTAGCACCTTTCATTCTATCAAGTTTTTTATCAAATGGATGTTTATCAATATAACCACGTTTTAAACTCCATAAATAAAAACTAGATACTGCTGAAAGTTTTGTATTAATAACTTTTTTATTGTTATATAACACATCTTGACAAAATGCTATAAAACCTTCCATTATATCTATTGCATTTTCCATAAATTCTTCACTGTAAAGACTTATATTATCCCATTCTTCAGCTAAATAAACAAGAAATTGTGTCATATAATTTTCATAAACTTTATAAGTTGTATTTTTTACCTCTTTATTTTTTATAATGTTACTTTTAAGATATTTTTCATATATTTTTAAATTTTCTTTACTAATTAACTGTTTCTTTTCCTTAGTAAAATATCTAACTTTTTTAACTTTAGCCATTTAATCACCACCGTACATTATAATTTTGTTAATACCCTATACAAAAACGAAATTAATTTGAAATAATTTCATCTTTGTATGGGGTATTAACCCCTATTCAGCATCTATACCATATTTTTTAAGTTCTTCTTTTAGTTTTTTTACATGACCCTTGTTTTTTTCTAATTTTTTTACTGTATTTTCCATATAAGGTCTTGAGTGCATCCAAGGATAATCATTATTATTAAAAATATTAGGCACATGACCTTCATGAATCCAATAAGGCAATTCTTTACTAACATCTTCACCTGTTACAATACTTTCAAAATCCATTAAAGATTCATCATGCTCAATACTAATTTTCATACTGTTGGCTGTATTTTTTTCTTCTTTTGCAACTATTGAATTTTTTAATTTTTCTGTTCTTGGATATTGTGTGGGTTTATAAGAATAAACATCTTCATCAACTTCTTGTTTTGTTTCTTCAACTACATATTCTCCTACATTTTTAAAACTCTCTTTTACACTATTTTTAATATATTTTTCTAAAGCTGTAAGAGAATTAAAACTTGGCATAAAAATCACTCCCCATATTTACAAAATTATGGTATTATTTAATTAGAAATTTCACGTTCCCAATCACCCTACAAGCAGGTTTTAACCTGCTTTTTATTTTTCAAATTTTGCCTTTAGTTTTTCATACAATTCTCTTTCTTCTTGCTCTTTTTTATTTTCTTCTTCTGATTTATTTTCTTGCAATACTTTTTCCAACTGTTCTTTTGGTAAATTAGCTAGATTTTCAATGTTTTTTATAGTTTTGTTAACAATAGATTGTATAATATCTGTTATTTCAAGTGTAACAAGTTCAAGTATTTCTGATGGGTCATTTAATATTTCTTCAACTAAATCATCATTTTCATCAAGGTCTAAATCAATATTCGTTAACATAGGTATTAATTTTAATAGTACAAGTTTTCCATCTATTTCAATTTCTTCATTTTTATCTAATTTATCTAAAAACATTTGTGTTATTTGATTTTGCTGCTCAGGTGATGGATTATAAACTTCTACAGCAAATTCACCTTCACCAAATGTTTTTCTTATTTTTTTTCTTTTTAAATCTGAAAATTTAACACTCATTAATAATCCTCCCTTTAGTTAAAAATAGTCTTTTATTTAGATTCAAAAAAGACAAATAAAAAATAGGGTAGAAATTAAATTCTACCCTATTTACTATTACTTAGCTTCATCATTTAATTTAACTATATCAACAAATTCTCTTTCGCCATTTGCATTTAATATTGTATAACAATCACAAGTAAAATCTAATTCAGTTGCAGAATCACTTGACATTGTTAATTCAAAATTAGGCTGAACTTTAGCTTTATGAATTGTAAAGCTCACAGGAACTAAAGTTCCATCAACGTCATCATTCATAAGACCTCTACCAGTTAACTTAATAAACTGTGGAAAATCTTCGGCAGTAATTTTAATATTTTCTGCATTTATACCTGATGTATAATCATAAAATACAATAAACTTAGTTCCTTCTGGTGCAGTAGTTGCATTTAATGTTATTGTAGTGCCAGAAATACTATACTCATCTTGATTTGCTGCTGGATCACCTGCTATTTGTTCTGTTCCTAAATCTCTTTCACCAACTAACTGATATACTTTTAAAGTACCAGTTATTGGTGTTTGAGATAA